CGTCGAACCCGCGGCCTGCGTGCCGGTGTAGCTCAGGATGTCCTTGGTCGTGTTCAACGACACCGAGGTGTAGTCCACGCCCGTGCCGGTCGGCGGAGCAAAGACATCACCCAAGCCGTCAAACGTCGCATTAGCGGAACCCGCGTTCATCAGAATGAACTGGAATCCGTTAAACGCCGAGCTGGTATTGTTCTGAACCGATTCATCCGTGAAATCGACCAGCGTGGCCGGGCTACCCGCGCCGGAAACCGGCTGGAAGCCGATCTGGAAGCCCTGATTCGGCACGGTGAAATTGGCCAATTTCTCAATGCTGATCTCGTCGCCGCTGGAAGTCACTGTCAGTGACACTCCGGTTGGCGCCGTGATATTCCATCCATCCACTTGCGCGGATTGATCATCTTCGATCAGCGTAACGGCTTGCGAGGTCCGCAAAGCCCCAAAACCCGCGATAATGGCCGCAGCCGCTATCACAGATCGTTTGTATCCACTACCCATGTGTACCTCCCTAATCTTAAACAACAGATGACTCCAAATTGAGACCAAACCTTCGATACCACATCGTCATCCAACCGGTCAAGACGAAAATGTTCTCCTAACAGCCTATAAGGAATATCCCGCTGTCTTCAAATTCGCGTAAAGATTGCTCACCGAAGCCTGGAGGTTCGATATATCCGTTTTAAGGTTGTTGAGCATGCTTTGCTCATTTATGCCGTAACTCGACCCTGCTGTTTGAGATGTGACCAGATTTTGGATGGGATGGGTCAAAGCGGCCGATTGAGGCGGAAATCACGTATACATCTGATACCATACGTTGTTGATATTGGAATTGGTCGACGTGATGACCGAATACTGCGGAAAACCGCACGCAATGCCCCAAACAAAGGTATTTGCCGCCAAAAAATGGGTCGTCGCGGTATAGGTTTGCTCCCAGTTGTTCACGATCCAGCAGTTATCCACGCTCGATATAAATGCTGAATTGAGACTGCTGAGCGGGAATGCGTAGCTGAAATTGCTGCCGCTGGTGAACATCCCCTGCAGGATTCGCCCGTAATACACCCCGCCGTTCGAGGAATAAGCCGCGGTGATCTTTGCAATCACGGGGAAAACCGGCCAGTTCTCCACGTACACGATCGTGCGTGGCGAGCTCTCCGACGTATATCCCATCACCCGGCCAATCGCGAAAAACATCTCCGCGGTGTTCGCCCAAAGCAGATGGCTTCCGTTGACATACGGCTCCATCAAATTGACGACCAGCGCGTTGTTCTGCCACGACCCGTTCGTATTGGTGCGCGGCGCCGGCCCGTCCGTGGCGGTTTGAACGGAGGGAGCCTGAAGCTGAAAATTATTCGACGTGTTGCCGGTGCTGCTGCCGTAAAAAATCGATCCCTGATATCGTCCCCCGCCCGTCTCCGTGCCGATGATCGCCACCAGCACCAACTCCCCAGGCGTGGCGTGAAGACCGATCGTCGTCCCGCTTCCTCCGCCGGTCATATACAACGGCGGCATCACCGACAGCCGATCCAACCGCTCGAGATCCTCCACCATCCGGTTGTAAAGATCGGGCGAGAGCGTGACGGCATCGCCTTCACTGATATTGGCGCGAGGATAAGGCTTCAAAAAATGCTCCTCTATTTTTAGCCGTCGGGCCTCGCCCGGCGCGTTGTCATTGCAAAAGCGGACTGAGATCGGCTTGCGGATACAAAGGACTGCCATCCGAAATGCGCGTCACTTGCTGAAACGTTCCGACAGTGCCCGCGCTCTTCGCGCTCGCCTGCAATAAATTGTTCCACCCCACCGGAAGATAGAGAAATTTGTATGTCATGTCCCAGTTTTCCGCGCCCGTGGTGGTCAAGCGCCGCTGTGCATGCGCTCCATCAAACAAAACCGTCCCGGTATTTCCGCCGAGGAACGAAGACGAATTCACGCACCCCGCCAGGCTCTGCACCGTCGACGCAGGAAGGATCGCCAGGTTCTTGCGCGTCTGAACGATCGTGACAATCCCCACGCGAATCGGCGGGCTGTCCTGCGGCGACAGCGGCGTGCCATCGGGAAACTGATACGTCGGCGCACTCTGCGGCAAGCTGATCGTATGGGTCGCGTAATCCAGCGACATCGTCCCCGTCGTCACGCCGTCGAAGTAGTCCAGGGCCTTGTACGTAATCCGCAGCCGGGCGTATTTGTAGCCGACCAATCCGTTCGGGCCGACATTCAACCCCGTATCGCCGGCAATCCCCTCCACATGAATCGAATCAAACGGCAAAAACGGCGCATCGGGATAAACCTGCGACGGCGTATAAAAATAATACCCGCCGACCTCCAATCCCCCGCCGCGAATCTGATTGATGATGGCGACCCGATCTTCCCACGCGCACAGCATCGTGCGCACGGCCGTGCTGTTGCCGGTGCGGACGAAGCTTTCTTCCGTCCCCTCGTCCCACACCTGAACGCCGAGAAAGGTGATTGCCGTGGTTGAATCGAGGGGCATTGTCGGAACTCCGGAAATAGTTGCGGGTTGCGAGTCGCGAGCGAAATGCAAACGCGGCGTTGTCTTCACTCGCAACGCGCAACTCGCAACTTCCTGCTCAATCTTTCAAAATCACGACGGTCTTGCCGTTGGCAAACGCTTTTTCCATTTTCCCGGCGGCGTCGTCGAGCTTTCGCGAAACGTCGGAAAGATTCCCGAGCGAATCGCGCCCGCTTGCCGAATTCCCGGCCTGTTGCGAAACCCCCGCCAGCGCCCCAGCCTGCACATTCGACATCTGCGAATCCCGCGCCAATTCCTTCTGCAAGGCATCCTGCTCGGTCTTCCCCGCATCGGACGCGGCCTTGGCCTCGCGCAAAAGCTGAGCCTTATGAGTTGGGTCAGCCTCGGCATCCGCCTCTTCCCGAAGATTTCTCACTCGCTGCTCGGTGGCAAATTTCAGTGCGGAGATTTTGGCGTCGTCATCGCGTCCTTCGCCGCGAAGTTCGGCATCTTTCGACTCTTCCTGCATGGCAAGAACGTGTTCGTTCGTCTGAGCCTCTTGAAATTTGCTTTGCGTGGCTGCATCAGCGTCAAAATTGGTCAGCGCCTGATCACGTATGTTTTGCAGCCGTGTCTGGCGAGTTACATCGTCGTTGTCCACAGAGCGAAGCTCGGCGTTAAACTTGTTTTCAAGGTCCATTCGTTGAGCCGCCGTGGTATTGCCGGAGGCGTGCATTTTCAGAGCGGCCAATTGATCATCATCATCCCGCTGCTGCTCCACTTCCGGGTCGTGAAAGCGATCAACGGCCCGATCACGAATGATGTTGGCGTTCAACGTTAACTGATCAATTGCATTTTTCTGGTCTTGTGGCGTTTTGAACAATGAACCGAACGCGGAGTACGGAGTGTTTTCGAACTGCTGAATTTGGGAGAGCGCGTCCTGATGCTGCAATTCGGCGGCGGCTATCTGCCCCTCGTTTTCATTAGGAGCACGCGCAATTGCCGCGCCTTCGGCTAAATTCTTCGCGAGAGACTTAAATTCGCTTTCATTGCCAATTGCCCGCTGATTGTAAATCTGTTTCTGATCCGCGGCTTGCTTTGAATCAACGGCACTTTGATATTGATCTTGTGCCAAGCTTGGACTTTCACTTGGATGTCGGAGTCCGTAGAACTCTTGAACCCCATAGCGGAGCAATCCCGGCAACCCAGAGTATTCAGATTCCTGAAGCCCCTTTCCCTCAAGCATCAATTGGTATGGATCTCCGGATTGGCTTGTGATATCCGACTCCGCCTTCATTCTGCGAATTTGGTCGGAGAGTTCTCCATAGCCCTCAATCACAGCATCCTCTGCAAGCCCGCTTTCCAAGATTGATTTGTCGTCCGCAGCCATTTCTAAACTCCCGAGCTCGTACACGAAACCAGTCGAGGGGATATTGTTCATACCATCGACAAGTGAATAATTTTGGCTTACATATCTGACTGATCGGAGGCTGGTCTATGTCATGCATTTCTTCCATGTCCCGGCTTTATCTCGCTTTGAACTTCGGCTTGCTTGTAATCTCCGCGGCTTGCAACAAAAATACATCCTCGCCTACGACTGATGCACCCGCGGCTGATCCAAATGCGCCGGTCGAAATCTCCGGAAACTATGGCGCGTTGATGAATCCCAATCTGGCTTCAACGCAATTGACGTTTCATGGAATTAAAGTTGGTGATCCTGAGTCGGCTGTGCTGAATCTCCCCAACGCACACGAGGAACCGAACGGAGATGTATATTTTGAAGCCTGGCACGGCAGCTACTTTCTTAAAGGCGGCTACGTCTCCGAAATAAATATTGCCGGTCCCCAACTCAGCAAAGCGCTGGACCTTCACCACAGCGGCGATATTCTGGCCAAATTCGGGCGGGCAGATAACGCCGACGACCAGGAAGTCAATGGCGAAGGCGAATACGATTACTCAAGCCGGCATTTGCGAATCACCTACGGCCCGCCCGACGCGGGTTCCTCCACGTTGTGGGTGAGCATCACTCTTGAGCGGTGAGCATTCAGATTGCTGCAGAGGGAGTACAAAGTGGCATCAAATAGGCGATGGCTCAAGCTTTTTCTGATCTCTTTCGCGATTGCAATCGTTGCAATTATTGTAATCGTGCGCGTGGCATTTTCCGGCGATCCGCGCTCCGAAGGACAAGAAGAGTCGGTTGACAATTTTGTTCATGCGATTCTTGCTCCGGCATTGCTGCTCGGCTTAATCGGCCTGGTCATCCTGATTATCAAATACGCTGTCAAAACCGGAATTGAAGAAGCCCGCGATTCGTCGATCCCTGAGGCCAAAACAATTTCAATGCCGAAACCGGGCGGCTTTCCCGTCGTCACCCGCATTCCCGAATACGCCCCGCCAACCGACGGACACGGCCGATATCGTATTGAAGGCGTGGACCGCCAAACAAAGATGGACACCACGCTCCACGTCCAGGCCGACAGCGCGGCCAATGCAAAAGTGAAAGCCGAACTCGAAGGCGTGATCGTCACATCGGTTGCAAAAGCATAATCACGATTTTCCCGCGACATATCTCGCCAGGCTCGCTCGCAATGATTCCGCCGCCGGTGTTTGACCCTCCATTTCCGCTTTCACCAGTCCGATCAAATCCATCGTCGGAATCCGAAGTAACTCAACCGCCAGGCATCGCCGGCGAATTCTGATCCGATCAAAAATCTCATTTTGTCTTTCCACGATGCGAGCCGATTCCAATGCTATCAAATCCGGCTCGATCCCCAGCGCATGCATCAACTGCGGCCAGGTCAATTCCGCCGCCTGGCGGTAGGTCAATCCGATTCCCCGCGGCCCGCGGCTGGTGAGCCGGGCAAAGATTCCCCGCCAGTCGATTGCGGAGGGCTTGCCCTCAGCGGAACTGCGTTCCCGGCGCTCGCCCGCGGAGCCGGCGGCGCCGCGGCTTTTTTTGTGGGCTTATATCCCCACATCGACCAGACCGCCCCCACCTTCCCGGCATATTCCCCCTCACACAAAAGTTGCGAAGCCTCCGCCAAAGTCAATTTCGGATGCTTGATCCGCAGCAGCAACCACGCCAGGAAAGGCGATGCCGACATCGACAGCGCCCACCGATCAAACGCGGCCGATCCATAACTGAACGGATGCCCGCGCAAATTATCCACCGCGCGCTGATGCAGCGCATCGCGCAACTCCGCCGGCAGCGCTATCGCCGCCTTGGCGATCCCACGCAGATACTGCGCCGCCGCCTCTTCCTCCGCCTCGGCGAATTCAATCAACCGCGGCGGAGAAAGAATGTGGCCGGGAAAGACAGAGGAATCGCCCAGTCCCACCAAATCCTTGAGATCGCTCATCGTTCACCTCGAATTCATTTTCCCTCCTCCGGTACGCCGGGGGAGGGCAAGGGTGGGGGTCTTTGGCTTGGATTACGAAGCCGCCGTATAACGCCCATTCCCCTTCGCGGTAAACCGCGTGGTGATCCGACCGTCCACCTGCAATTTCTGCGGCGTGGAATCCACCACCAGCGACGTGAACGTCCACGCCAATCCGTCCAACATCCCTGATGCCGATTGATGCAGGCAGAGCTTGACGTTCGTCAGCGTCGTGCCCGGCTGGAGCGAATACGGCGTCTGGAACGGATTGTTTCCAAAATCAAAATCGGCGTCGATCGAGACGGCACAATCCTTGAATGTCGCCTCGCGCAGAACGTATCCGCCGCTTTTACTGTTCTTGAACTCAACCAGTTGCGCGGTGGGCTGGACGTCCCAGCCCGTGATCGAGATTTCGTTGGTCCCGAGCGCAGCGGTGCCGAACGAACCAGAATGGAATACTGATGCAGCCATGGAGAAACTCCGTAGTTGAAATTGGAATGAAATGTTTCAGTTGCGTGTTGCGAGTTGCGAGTCAACGCGAGTGCCTTTGTTTTTACTCGCAACTCGTAACACGCAACTCGCAACTCACACCCTCACCTTTACGCTGAGCGGCCGAGAACCGTGATCTTCCCCGCGACGCTTGTGCCGGTCGCCACCGAAATCTGCAGCGTGTCGCTGGTGCCGCTGACAACGGAGTATCCAGGATTGGGATTCAGAACGTAAGCCATCCCGCCATTGGCCTGAGCCGTCGCCTGATCGGTGCCGAGCACCGGGTGGGTTCCACCCCCCACCGTGAAATCCTGCCCGGCCGTCGTGCTGTCGTTTTCCACCAGCACCGACGTCACGTGCACCATCCCCAGCGCGTTGCCCAGCGGATCCAACGCAGTGGAAACGTTAATTGTCAGCGGGGTGCCCGATGTGACTGTGAAAGACTCGGAAAAACAACGGTCCACATTCCCCGCCGAATTCCCTGAACCGAGCGCATTACTCGGCTGATGATTCACCTGCGATGAAACGACCGCCGGCGCCGCGCCCGTCGTTAACTGACAGCGCAATTGCGCATTGGCCGCCGGATTTGAAAGAACTGTCGACATTGAATTTCTCCATTTACAAAGTTATCCCGCGCTCGCCAATCGATCGCGTGAAACATACATGCCCACTCGAATCGTCAGCACGCTGACCCAGCGCGTTGACCCGCGTCGCCATTGCTTTTGCCCGATGGAGTCGTCCTGGCCGCCCGTGATTTCCCAGCCGCGCACCAGCCCGTCCAATCCCAGCGAAGGCCCCGCCTTCGCCAGCGCGATCAGCGTCTGATACTTCAGAACATTCACCGGCCGAACCCGCAGCGATGAATGCGTAACGATCAACTGATAATCCTGCTCCATCTCCGCGATCCGGCTCGAAGCACCAAACGGCTTGAGCTTGAAATCACCCTGCAGCAAAACGACTTCCGGCGCATCCGCCGGCTGAATCTGCGTCTTAAACCGCTCAAACGAATCGGCGGTCATGTCCACGACATTCCCAGGCTTGACCATCCGCGCCCAACAGGCATCCGCCTGAAGCAACGTGAGGATCGCCCGCGAGGTTTGCGTGAAAGGATCAAGCATGAAGATGAGTTGCGTGTTGCGCGTTGCGAGTTGCGAGCAAATGAAGGAAACCAGTTTCCCAACTCGCAACCCGCAACTCATAACTCGCAACTTCCCTAGAACTTCACCGTCGCCACGAAGATCGAACTCGGGACTTTCAGCACAGGAAGAAACGTGTCGCCGTAAACAATCTTGGCCGTGGGCGGATCGGCGCTGGCCATGCCGTAGGCGAACATCCCCGAGCGCGTTTCCATGCCGGAAACCACCGCCGGCTCGGCCGGTGTGACGATCCCCGCTTTGGTCGGAACCGGATACGTCCCTTCCAAAAATCCGATCCAAGCCGTGCTCGGCTCGGGCGTGAAGACGATCTGATCGACCCCCACCAGCGTTTGCTTGTTGCCGTTCTGATCGTAGTAAAAGCTCTGATAAGCCTTGTGCCAGGTCAGACCCAACAATGGATTGGGAATATCCGCCGTCGCGATGTAGCTCGGCCCGAACGCGTCCGGCCCGTAGCTGTCGCGGAAGAAATAGTTCCCGAGATTGGCGTTGGTCGTCAGATATCCCGGAACATTCTTCCCATAAAAAGCGTGCTTCAGCTCATATCCCGTCAATTCAACTGCCGCCTGGTGCAGCGACTGAATCTGCTTGTCGATCGGCGTCGTCGTGGTGAGCCACGTCGCGCTGATGATCGGACTGCCCGTGTTAAACACGTCAAGCTGATTCTGATTTCCCGCCGGCACCGCGTAATCCACAGTCGTCTGCGAGCCGGTGCTGCTGGGAAGCAAATTGCCCAGCCCGTCATAATAAATCTGCGTCTTAAACAGCATCGACGTCAGCGAGCTGATTCGCAGGTTGTCCTGCGTCCAGCGCGCTTCGCGAATTTGCCGGCTGACCTCGTCGATCCCCAGCTTCTGCTTGGCCAGATCGTTGTAGTTCAGCAGATTCACGTAATCTTTGACCGGCAGCACGATGTTCTCGACGCTGTGCAGCAGCTTGACCGATTTGACGGCGATCTCGCGAAGCTGGCGGTTTTTCGACGGCGCGCCGTAAGGCGAGATCGTCGCGTTGGTGCGCGAGCCGCTGAATACCTTGTATTCCCCGGTGTCGCCGTCGACCGTCTGATCGACCTGGAAAAAAGCCTGTGGAAACGGATTTGGAATTCCGCTGACGGTGCTCTGGATGATCCCGCAAAGATTCGGGGCACCAAGAATGTCGTTGATCGAAACGTAAGCCATGGTGGATTCCTTTAATGATTAAGGTTCTTTTGAAATCTGACATTTGAAATCTGAATTTCAGATTTCTATCCCGTGATGTCATCCAGGAACGTCACGCCCGGGCATGTCGTTCGAAGCGACGATTTGACGAACGTTTTGAGGCTCGGATCGGTGGGATAATTGACGATCATCCCGGTATTGATCGTCCCGCCACCGGCCAGGAGCGTGCCGCAGAAAACGTCGACGCGATTGGTGTGCGTCTGATCGATGATCTGCAATCCATCGACTTCGCAAAGGAGCGTGAGAATCGTCTCGCTGCCGTCGGTCGGCTGGATGAGCGATCCACTGACCGCCGCCGCCGAAAGCGCCGTGACCGTCACGACGCCCGTGGAGGTGTTGACGGCCGAATAGGTAACCACCTGGGTAGCCACCGTCCCCGCCGAAGCCGGCGGACCTGTCAACTTGAACGTCCCCGACGCCCCGAATCGCCGCACGATTTCCGCGGCCGTATTCACGTCCGTGGTAATGGTGGTCGCCGCGCTCGCGGCAGCCGCGGCCGTTAGACCGAGAATACTGTTGGCATATTTCCCCGTGGACGTGATCCGCCCGAGCGGCATCCCGGCCCACAAGAGCCATGTATACGGCGCATTCGACGGATTGCTCGAGTTCGTCCCGTCAATCGTCACCGGCGGCGCCCAGAACTGCGCGAACTCCCGCCCCGAATAAAACACCTCGCGCGGCTGCGAAACAAAAAACCCCACCACGCCTGGCTTTCCCTGTGGAATCGATAACATTGTAACCCTTTCGAAAAAAGACAAGTCAACCGCGAAGGCGCGAAGAGCGCGAAGGGAAACGCGAAGAAATGCATAAAACCGTGGTTGCGACAAAAGTTGAACGAGGTCTTCGTGTCTTCCTTCTCGCTCTTCGCGGCTTCGCGGTTAGTTTTGTTTTGAGAGAATTAAAAACAGAACATCTCAACGACTGTTTACCCCGAAACGCTCGCAATCCGAGTCATATATTCCTGAAGCCGCGCGATCGGCGATGCTTCCTCCCCCGGCACCGACCGCGCCATCGCCTGCAGCCCGCTGCGTTCCCCCAACTCAACCGGCCGGCTGTCGAGCAGTGCATCCGCCACCGCCAGCGCCAGCGAGCAATCCCCACCCGGATTTGCCGACCGCGACAGCGCCATGACGTTCGCCCGCCCCTCGCGGTTTTTCACCAGTGCCGCCACCAGCCGATCCCGCGCCGCCGGTGAAAGCGAACCCCGCGAAACCGCCGCGTCGAATTTTATTGTCGCCGCTTCCACCATCGCCGACTCCCCCCCCCCCCACCCGACCCCCGCCAACCCCCCCGAGCGCTTCACCACCCCCTCACCCGCCGCCGCGAGTTCCGTTTGCAAATCCGACTCGTCATCATCCGGCGAATCATCCGCCGCCAGATCCTGCAACCGTCCGATGATCCGCTCCACGCAATCATCCGACTTCAGGTCATCCCCCAGCGCAACCTGCAACGCCTGGAATTGCTCCGCCGTGCACGGCAAGCTCGATGGCGCTTCGTCATCATCCGCCGAATCATCGTCCTCCGGAGAATCATCATCATCGACCGCCGGAGTTTCCTGCGATCCATCGTCATCGGTCGCCTGCATAAAATCATCCTGATCCGGCACAACCGGCACCGGGGTCAAGGCAACGTGCACGATCGCCTCGCCCCAGTGCTGGCCCTGTCCGTCCGTAAAAGTCGGGTCGATTCCGACTGAGACCAGATTCCGCGCCGCGGTGAGGGCCGCGTCGTCGCCGATGAACTGGCACAAACCCAGCAGCCGATCGTCATCCAGCTTGAATTCCTTCACGTATCCCACCACGTCGCGGGCTTTGTCCGAGTGATCGCAATTGATAGGGATCGCGACTCCGGCCGCGAGCATCTTCTGCCCCGTCGCGGCCCATCGCGACAAGCGATCCGCGTCCACCGCCAGCGAAAAATCCCGCGACGGGTGAACGTAATTCCCCGTGTGGATCATGTCTTTCCAGAAATACGATGCCGGCTGGCCGGCGACTTCCGAAGGCAAATCCGCCGCCGGATTCACCGGCGCATCCGGAGAAAGGCTCGACGCGTGAAGTTTGAATGGAGTCGTTGGTTGAGTCATAGCGAATTTCCCGATTTCTCCCCTCTCCCGGTACGCCGGGAGAGGGTCAGGGTGAGGGGCATTTTGTTGCAATTGATTTGATTACGAAACAGCGCGTGGCACACTCAGTTGATCCAGTAGCGCGGACACATCGATTTTTGAACTAATCGCGTTGGCGTCGCGTGCGATCAAATCCGTCAGGACGCCGCGCAGTACCCCGATCGAATCGTCTTCAATCGGCGCCGGTTCAACGGCCACCGCTCCATGCGCGTGCTGGCCGAAGTTCAGCACAAGAAGCTCATCCACCACATCGCGCGTCACCGCATCGGCGATATCGCGATCGATCAACTCCGAATCCAATGTCCCCGTGTCGGTATGCGTCTGCGCATCGGCCTTGCTCCCATGCCGGGCTTCCAATCCCGTGCGCTCCGGGCGCAGCCAGCCGCGAAAAATCAGCGAATCGTAATACTCCAGCACTACGGCCATTCCCGGTGCATGATCCGTGCCGCCTGCTTCCAGCGTCGAAAGTTGCCAGGGACTTTTCCCGGCCAGTTCGTAAGCCATCCGCAAATCGCTCGACGAGGCAAAGCCATTGGGGAACATCACGCTTCGACCTGCCGAGACGGCATCCAGCACCTGCTGCCCGAGCCATTGATTCGGCCGCTCCGCGCCGGCCGCATCCCGGCTTGTGCCTTCGGGATAATGAAGCTGAACGACGATCCCCGAAACCTTTTTCATGTACTGCGCCAGTCGCTGGCGGATTTGCTCGCTCTCCGACCAGGCTTGGCGAATATTTTCGTGACGAGACCGGCCGTACGGATTGGCCGCTTCGCCGTCGTAGGTATAGAGAAAATATTTTTCATCGGTCAGCACAACCGGAGATTGTCCGGGCGGGCGATTGAGCAATCCCGCCGGATTCCCGTGATCGTCCACCAAAATCTCGGTGCAATCCCAAAGCAGCGGCTTAAGCCGGCAAAGCACCCGCCGGCCAGCCTGAACGTCCCAAATCTTTTCAAACCCCGCCCAGCCGAATTCCAGCGCCCGCAGTGCATCGCGCACCAGTGATTGCCGTAGCGGCCCGATCACCTGTTGCGCGAAATCGAGCCATTCATCCGGCACACCAGATCGGCACTTTTTCCATCGCCAGGAATTCGCCGCCACCGGCGCCGCCACGATCCCGCGCACCAGCGCGTTCGTCGGATGGGCCGAAATCTGGCGATAGGTCTGATACGTCCCCGGCACGGCGGGGAAGAAACCGGCCAATCCCGCGGCGCTGGAGCCGGGGATTCCGCCAGACAACGTTTGTGCCGGCGTGACTTCACCGGGCGTGATTGGAGTATCAGTCGTGTTCATAATTTTGAAGCTATGTTGAATATCCGACCTGGCCGCTACGGCTGATTTCCGGCGGTTGAACGGGATACTGCCGCTCCGCGAAATACCGCAGCCAGGCCAGCGCGTGCTGCGAATCCAAATCCCCTGGCCAGACGGCGTTTCGTAAATCCTGAATCAGCCGACCGCAGCGCGGATTGATGACGAGGCGCGATGATCCATCGGCCGATTGCAACAGCGCGCGGACCGCGTTGATCGCATCCTTGATCGGCGGATTGCTTCGCGGCACCTTGAACGTTAGCGGCACATCGCGCAGGCGTTGCCTGACGATGTTCCAGTCCGATTTCCCGCTGGTGCTGTCACGAGAGCCTCCGCTGGCGTCACCGTAGATTGCCAGGTTTTTCAGGTTCCAGCCGCATTCGCTGGCTCGTTCCAGGAAAGCGTCGCACGCTGATTCCGTGGCCGTATCCGGCAGCGACAGCTCATCGATCACCCGCACGATGCCGTGCGGCGTATACTGCAGAACCCCGCTGCACATGGGGTCAATGTTGAAATCCAGCGACCAGCAAATATGCAGCGATGGATCGTACTCGGTCGTTTTCACATGAACGGCCGGATCGAACTGCGCGAACGCCCGGCCGCGCGCGATCACAAATTGGCCGCGATATTCCTGATCGAAAATAGTCGGATCGAGTCGGCGGCGTGCCGATTCGATTTCGTCGGGCGGCAGAATATCCGCCGACGGCCAGCTGAAACTTTTCCATTCCTGCTCCACGCCGCTGCGCGCGATCATGACGAGATTTTCGTATTCGACCTGGCCGGGCGAATCCATGTCCGGCACGCCGATGAGCCACGCCCATCCGCGGCGATCGGCGAGTGCGGGGCGGATATGGGCATCCCACAATTTCGGCTTGCAGTTGGCCAGCTCGTCGATGACGCAGCCGTCCCAGGGAGTTCCTTCGATTCGCTGGGGCACCTCCAGGCCGTGGACCCAAAGCTGCGCGCCGCGCGTCGTCACCAGGCGCAGATCCGTTTCGCTGATCGAGCGGATCCAGGGTCGCGGCACAAGCGCCTTCAGATCGTCCCAGAAAATCCGCTTGGCTTGATCGTGCGTCGGTGCGCCGGCGAAATATCGGCCCGGCCCTCCGTGCGACGTCGAGCGAAAAAGGTGCTCCACCAACCGGCGTTTGGCCAGCTCGGTTTTTCCGCTTCGCCGGCCGGCGGGGACCAGCTTAAATCGAGTCTCGTCGTTCCAGAGCTGAAGCTGCCCGGGATGCGGCCGCAGCTCAACCCACCTTGGGGCCCAATTGTGGTTCGGGCCAATAATCGTCGGCAGGGGCCGGCGTCGTCGTTTGACCGAGTTCATGCTTCCCCAACAGCGTCAAGACGCCGGAATTTCCTTTCAGGGCGACGGCAGTTTGTTTTTCACGAAGAACGATTCGCCGCCAGGCTCGCGCCTGGACGAGCATGTCGCCGTATTTCCGCTCCAAATTTGATTCGTCCATGATCAGATATTCGCAGAGGTCCTGATCGGTGGCGCCGTTCATCGCCAACTTGCGAATCGTTTCGTCCAGGTTGAGAAGACTGGGCGGCTCCCACTCCAAACGTTCGGGCGATTTTTCGTCTTGGTTGTCCGACATATTCAAAACTCGCAGTCATTCGTTTTTGGCTGACGGTGTTATCGAGCCAGCCGAGTTTTCGACCCAAGGGGCCGGGCCGGGTTTTGGACGGCCGGCGGGTCATGATCCAGTTTTTTGACTCGGATCGATGATGAATCATCGCCGGATGACTGGTCACGCTGCGGTAGGGTTTTCCGGTCGCGGCAAATAGCGAAGCGACGAATTCGCTCATCGCGTTTCCGATGCCGACGCCCTGAAAATCAGGCAGACAGACGCAGCGATGCTCTCGCCAACCCGGGCGGAGCGGATGGGGGAACGGCAGCGCCGCGACAAACGCGGCCGGGCGGCTTTCGACCAATCCGACAAAACATTGCGCGCTGGGATGAATCTTCCCGGTTAAATAATGATGACGGCTGAAGATTTTCCACGCCGATGAATCGGTTCGGACGATCTCCAATTCGATAGGCGGTCGCCGAAGCCGCCTCGGTTCGGCTGAGCTCGCCGAAGTCCGCGACAACGATCCATCGGGCATATCCACAACCCAGTCCGGCTCCAGCCAGGGCAGGATATCGTAATGGCAACTCACCGCTACGAATCTTCGATTGGTTCCGCGAACGGCGCGGGCGATGGCGCACGAACCGATTCGCGCGACCGTGCGATCGACGACGCTGGTGAATTCATCCACTATGGTCACCCCCGGTGAATCACCGGGGGCTAATTGTCCTTCAGCAAGCGACCGCGCGAGATTGACTCGAAATTGTTCCCCATTGCTCAGCAGATGAAACGGGCGCAACCAGGCGGGAGGCGAGTTGAAGCCAGCGCTTCCGAGCAATTGCGTGATCTCGCCGGTCTCCATCTCGCGCGGAAACCCGTCCAAAATGCTCTGATCCTGCGGCCAATTCCATCGCTCAACCATCCGATCCCCGAATGCCTTGCGTGCGATAGTTGTCTTGCCCGATCCGCTCGGTCCGACAATCGCGCCGATGCACCATGGCTCCTTCAGCGAAGGAATTTCTGCGGAGAATCGCAAGTGGGATGCCGCGCCCGCCGGCAGGTCGAACATTTCCGCGACCTGGCGAGCGCGCGAGCTACCGCGCGTCGAACATTCGACAATAGTATCGACGACAGGCACGATGGATCCCCCGACAATCGCCTCAACTTAAGCCAAAACCCCACATCTGTTTTATCAACCACACCCGCGGAATCAGTACCCCACCGGCCCCGTCGCCGTCGGCCATCTTCGGGCGGCGTTCAGTTTTTCATTCCCCCGATATTTCAGCATTTCCGCATCGACCTGCGCCAGCAATTGAGCGACATGATCGCCTTGCGAATCGTCGTCGCGCATGCCGCGGGATTGATAGAGCCACGCTCCGGCGATCACCGCGGCCCAGCGATTCACCAAATCCGCATCGGTTCCGATCGGAGCCAGCGGAGTCACGTAATTGCCGAAGTTCACGAACGCGCTGATGATCTTTCCATCCGCGTAGTTCAGGGCATCCTGAATGCGCGATATATCTGCCGTCGCTAGCGAATTATCCAACTGCGACCAGACGCGCACGTTGTCGATGCCGAATTGGGATTCGACATCCCCTTGTGCGGCATAACGTCCGGCGGCGGAGCCGGCGGTGATGGCGGTCGCGGTCACGGGCATAAGTAGTCCTTAAGTTTCGATCTGGTCTGCCGAGACTTTTTCAAATCAGAAGACTCCCACCCTTACCCTCCCCCGGAGTACCGGAGGAGGGGAAAAGAGAGTGTCGTCTCAGAAATTCCGCTATGCAATTTCAAACCGTAAATGCCGGCGAAACATCCGGGCCGTCGGCGCCTATTTTTGCGAAGACGGCGACATAGGTGCCGCTCTGCACGAACGCCGGCGAAAGCCAGCGGCCGTCGGCGCCGGTCGTAGCATTGGCCTGGACGCGCGTCGGTTGCGTCGGCCAGTCGGTGGCCAGGTAGATCATGACATTCGCGTCTTCCACGCCGTTGCCGGTGCTGTCGACGTATCGCAGATTGTCCGTGCCGCCGGTGTTTTGGTTGATCGCGATCGGCCCGTTGCCCGAGCCCGGGCCTGCGGTTGAAACCGGGGAGAGCTCGGCGGTTCCGCTCCAGTAAATGGTTCCGCCGAACATTCCGCTCGGCAAATCGGTGGATGCGGGCGATGCACCGGCGCGCTGACGGAATAGAACGTAATAAGTCCCGGCCGTCACAATCGCCGTGGGGAAATCGCCTTCATAAATTCCGGTCGTGGACTGCTCCGTGATGGTAATCGCGTAGTTCGTCCAATTCGCCGTCAGCGGGTTCTCGAACACCAGCGTGTCGGTGCGCCACAACTGCCCGGCGGCGCTCACGATCAGCGCGTAGATCGCGCTACCGCTGGTGAAAGTTGTTTTCAATTCCTTGGACATTTGGTGCTCGGAATAAAGACCCCAGGTGAATCACTGCTGCATTTCACCCCCGGTGAATCACCGGGTGCTAATTGATTCACGTCACGTTGATCTGCACATACGTTGGCGTCGTCTCATTCGTGCAGAGGTAGAATCCGCCGGAGTAAACCGCGATCGACCCGACGACGCCCGGGGGACGATTCGCCGGTGTGGCATCCTTGGGGTTGCTGCTGGTCGGAAACATCGCGCCCGACGCGACACCCTGAATGATCCCGCCGTTGACTTGCGAGTAAGCGGAAACATCAAAGGAACAACCGCCTCCGATCTTTACAACTGAAAGCGCCGAGCCTGATGTGCCGACCTGGATGGCATTCATCACGGCGGTGCCAATCTGATTGTTGGTGACGACGGACGTTGCATGGACTTCGATGATCCCGCTGCTGTTGGCATTGAACGCAGTGCCCCCACCGGCCCCGCTGGTGGCAACCTGCCGGATTTTGCAGCCCATCGCCCGAACCCGGCAATTGACATTCCCCGGTTGCAGGGCGCTTCCGATGCCGTTGTAACCATATTGGTTCGGCCCCTGGTCGAAGAAGCAATCGAAAAAATCCGCGAACATCGGGTAAGACAAATTCGTGCAATCCCACGAGCTCAGGAACGTGCAACTGCGGAATGTCCAGTAGACAAGCGGCGTCCAGTGAGCCGAATCCTGCGGCGGAATCGTCGTGCTGGTCAGGCTCGTCGTGCAGACGTAAGGCATTGGTCCATACAGCACCCACTGGTTGGCGGAATAGGCTGTGCCCGAGGTCCAATTCCCCGCGGAGGTATAAGCCGGCGGTGAGGGATCGAGGCAGTAGACGTTGTCGAAATCTCCGCTGAACACCACGTTAAAGAACATGGCGTTCTGGGCAACCGTGTCCGTGCCGGTGTTGAAGCCGACCGGGGCCCCGCCCGCTCCGCCGCTGCCGCGCGGACGAAGAAGAGTCAGATGGGCGACATACGACCCGTTGCCTGGAACGAGAACGATTCCCTCAGGACTGTTTCCGGTAAACTGGATCGTCGTGACGCCGGGCCCGCTTCCGATCAGCGAGACTCCCGCCGGCAGTACGACGCGCTCATTGTACGTTCCAGGCATCAGGATGATGCAGTTCCCGCTGGTGGCAACCGAGCAGGCATGAGCGATCGTCTTGAACGGATTGTTTCTCGCACCGCTGCCGGAGGTGTCGTTTCCGTTGGCGACATCCACGCAGAGCTGCACGTTGGCGCTGAACGAAATTCCGCAGGCGGTGCCGTCTTTAAAGATCGCAGACTTGGCATTGCCGCCGAGCTGGAAGACGTGGATAAACTCTTTCCCCGTCGTAGTGCCGCCGGCAATCGTCAGATTAGAGGCGACGCCCGCGACCGATACGGCGCTGCTGACCGTTACGGTTCCGCTGAGCGCCATCGGGCTGACAACCAGGAGCGGATTTGCGCCTGAAAACGTCCCCGCAGCGGTGATATCAAAGGAACCGCCGCCCTCGATCGTGATGTTTCCGGTCTGATCTCCCGACAACAGCATCGTGTTCGACGTGTCGAGATACATGCCCGCCGGCCCGACCGCGAACCCGTCGCCGTTGTTGGCGATAAGAAACGCGTTCCCGCCCGCGTCCTTCAGGTTGACGATGCCAGAGAGATCAAACGATCCCATGCTGAGATTGCCCAGCATCGTCCCGCCGGTGACGGGGAGATATTGTCCGATAAATCCGCCGAACATCAGTCAGATCAACCTTTCCGAATTTTGGAATTTGGGGAGCGCCTTGGGGCAAGACCGTCTATTGTTTGATGGCAAATCCCGCTTGAATCCAGTTCACGGCCGACGACGCCAAAAGACGATCGTCCCAGTTCCCCGACCAATTGCCGTCCATTGCGTCGAGAAGGCTCGGTCCGTCCTTAATAGCGGTGACACCCAACGTCCTGGCATAGCTGGACGCGCATCGCGTTGGATCGACATACGCGGGGACCGCTGCGTTCACGCCGGCCACGTTGATCACCTGCGGGAAATAACAGCCGCTATACGTGATCGTCGGCGCCGGGCCATTATTGGTGCTCACGATATTCGGCGAGGAAGTATTCGGATCGCCCGACCAGACAAACCAGTTGTCCACCTTGCAGTTGACGAAACTGGCCTGCGTCGCCAGTGATGGCAGTCCCTTGGCTTTGTCCGCGGTATCCACCGCTAAAGCCCACCCGCAATTGATATTTTCCGGCTTGTTGATGCAGGTAACCGTATCGAACGTGCAGGAGACGGCACAATCGCCGAAGATTCCCCAGCCACGATTAAACGCACTGGCTTTTTCTGCCGTTCCGGAAGGTCCGATCGCCAGGCCCGAACCCGGACCACTCGAATCGAACTCTCCCCCGCCGCCATCGACGACGACGTTGTGAAACATCGACTGGTAAACGCCCAGATAGCCGCCGATCGGATTGGCGAGATACAAAACCGAGTCGGCAAGTCCGCCGTCGTCGCCTTCGTATCCTTCGGAATCCGCTCGTCCGAAGACAACATCGATAAACCGATGTTGCGGATCGATGGATTCGCTGGGAGGATTGATGGCAGTGTACCAATCGTGTTCCCGCCCCTGAATATCATTCTTCGGCGCGACCGTCTGTTCCCAACCATCGTGATCGAAAACACTGTCGACGACCAACAGGTCGTGAACGTGGTAGTCATATCCGCCAAACTTCGCGCCGTAACAATGATCCACAACATTTCTACGAAAAATGAGCGTGCTCAGCGGATAACTCTGGGTGCTCTGAAAACTAACGCCCACCTGCATATATCGGAACCGGCAATCCTCGACCCAGAAATGATCACTAGGCCCATTACCGGGATCGACGAAATTCAGTCCCGCGTTCTGATACCAGCCGTTGGTCGCGTTGGTCGCGTTAAACGTCGGTGAAGCCGGGTCGCGCTGATCTCCGTAAAAATCCAGGCCGAACACGATAATATAATGCATCGGCCCGGCCGTGCCGGAATACCGCTTTCCGCCGATGCCAAACCCCTGCAACAACACCGGCCGCGGAAGCGAGTGATCGCTGACGCCGTTGCGCCCGATGCGTCCGATCAAGACCGGAGCTCCCTGCGTGCCGCCGGGAATCTGAATGTTATCGTTGATAACGCCCGGGTTGATCTGGTTGTTGCTGTATATGCCTCCGTCGCGAAACAGGACGCAGAGCGATCCATTGGCCACCGCCGCGTCGCTGGCCGCCTGGAACGTGGCGAAATCAGTCGCCAGATGCCCGGGAGTTGCCGCCGTGCTGACGATGCACGCGCCCGCCGGTATCGGAAACTGCGTGAATCCATTCGTATCGTGCGGATAAACCGCCAGCCACCGGTCCGATTCATAGACCTGCCCGGTCATACCGGGAAGATTGTTTGGCGCCGCCGTCTCGGTCGGAGCCTGCGCCGGCGTTTCGGTCGGAGCCGGCGCGGCAGACGTCTGCGTCGTCGGATTCGCCACCGGCACGGTAAAACGAGTTGTGGCCGTAGCCAGAACGTTCCCGCTGGAGTCCGTGACGTTCGTCTGTACGTTCAGGACCTGTGCCGATGCGATCGCGCAGAACAACAGGGCCACGAACGCCGTCGCCCCAAACCGTTTTTGCATTTGCATAACCGACATCATGAATTCACCCTTATTTGCGTTACCGCCCGGTCGCTTCTTTCCATCGTAACAACGCGTCGATCACAATCGGAATCGCAGCCCCCGCGAATCCAAACCCGGCGCTCCAGATCGCCACTTTGATTTTCAACGCCGTGACGTCTTTCTTCACGTCCGACAGGGCTTGCCAGAGCTTTTCAAGCGTGCTGTCGATTCTATTCAGGCTTTCGATGACATGAACCCTGTATTCCTGCCA